TTGTTGCAATACCAACATTCTTAGTAGTACTAACTCCTATAGAATTAGAAGCCCAAGTTCCACCAGCTCCAACACTTACAGTAGAAAACTTAAACTTATGTCCAGATGATTGAGAAGTATCAACCTTTAAATACATTCCATCATAAGCACTAATATTAGTAGCAATACCAGCAATATCATCCAAATATTGTAAATCTACTGCTCCACCACCACCAAAAGTTGCTAATTGTTGAGAAACTCTATTAACAAATAATTTATAATGTTGTTGTAAATCTGCTAAGGTAGCAAATTTCTGGTCTAAGGGAGTAAGGGGATCTTTATAAGGTCCAACAGATTGTTCTTCATTGGGAGGTATATTAAGAAGACCTTCTTGAACACTCCTCAACTCTTCAACAATCTTATATAATTCAGAAATATTAAGACTTTTCTCTTCAATTCTTTTATCAATTACAGATAAATCTTTTTTCAAATCCTTAATAGGATTATCATAATATTTTACTTCGGGAAGGTTATCAATTTCTTCTTTTAATCCTTCAAAATAAGTTGTAAGAAGTTTATTCTCATGATGATTTTTCTCTTTAAAAACATCTATTTCTTTCTCAATATTTTGCTTGGTCTCATTAAGCTTACTTAATACATTTTTCTTTAATTTCCTATCATCATCCTTAAATTGATCGTGATGATCCCAAATTCTTATAGCAGCTTCTTTTAATTCCTTATAAATCTTATCTTTAGTATCTACTAAATCTTCATTAAGTTTTTTAATATCTACCTTTGATTCAAATTCTTTAGTTTCAATAGTTTCTGAAAGTTCATTAACTTCCCTGTCTATTCTATTTTTAATAGATTTTATATTATCTCCAACTTTTATAAAATCATCATCAATTACACTAAAAGTCTTTCCAATCCAAGAGAAATCTGGAACTTCATTAACTTGATTAACCCATTTTGGGAAAGTTGGGATTTCATCCCTAATTACCTGAAGTTCTTCTTTTATAGTTTGAAGTTCTTCTTCATAATACTTTGGTTCAGGAAGATTAGTTATTTCCTGTTGAATAAAATCTATCTTATTCTCAATATTCTCTACTTGCTCATCATAATATTTTATCTCTGGTATATCAGCAGCATTTTGATTTATTTCTGTTCGTACTGAATCAATCTGTTCATAAATTGCTTCTATTTCATGTTTAGGTATCTCTGCTCTTACTCGATTTATTTCCTCTTCAAGTGCTTCTAATTCTTTATCATAATATTTAATTTCAGGAATATCTGGAATAGATTCCCTAACATTATTAACCAGACGAACTAATTCTGACCATTCAGGCGCTTTTACAACATCTGTTACTTCTAGGAAAGCATTTCCTTCTGCATCATCAATAGTTTGATTGTCCTCTTCTATTACTTCAGGACTAGTAAACTCTTGAATTGATGGTAATTCTTCTTCTGTTAAAAAATCACTAATAGATGGCAAATCATCTGAACTGTCAGAATAATCTTCTATTGAAGGTAAGTTTTCGTCATTAATATCTGACATTTCTATAGTATGAGTATCTAAGGTACTTTGGGATTTCTCTCCCCCCTACTATTTAGATGTATTTTGACCTTTCAACAATTTTTGTAAATCTGCTGTAGATCCTACAAATAAAGCATTATTAACTGTAGTTGGTCCCTTAGTTTCTTGTTCTTCATTAACATCTTTCAACTTCTTCTGAAGATCCATCAATTTATCAGTTGCATCAGAAACACTCTTAATCAACTGACCTGCTACTTCATATGCTCTAGGCATTTCACTCTCTTGAGCAAGTTCAAGAATACCATTAATTGCCTCTTGACCTTTTTCTATTATAGAATATAAATTACCCCTTGTATATTCATAATCCTTTTCGATATCGTCTTTAGTTAATCTATCAGGTTTTTGTATACCCACAGATTCTGTTTGTTCAACTATGACATCAGTTACATCATGCATGGATCATTCCCTAAAATACACTTCCATCAAATCCAAAGTCATCACCAACCTCAATAAGATCTGCATCCGCACTAGTGATCTCATATACTTTTGCTCCTAAAACATGCTCTTGAGCAGTAGTATTAAATTGACCCCTCTTGACTGTTAAGTCATTTCCAGAAATCTTATCAATATAAATGTTCTCCTGACCAACGTAGATATTAGTATTAACTGTAAGTGCTTCAGCATTATCTACTGTGATAACAGTTTCAGTCAAATCAACATTCTCAGACAAGAATGTCTTATCATCACCATCATAATCCTTAGTTGCCTTAGGAACAACACTATAAGTAACATCCCTATCATATGCACCAGTTGCTCTGTTACCAGCAATATATCCAATTTGAACCTTCCTAACAACGTCACTAGATACATCAGTAACAGGACCATATAGGTAAGTTTTAGCAGTAAATCTTAAAGTATAAAGAAGTGCCCTTCTAGTATCGAAATTACCTTCATAATCATCTTCCATAGTAACTGAATCAAGATTAACAGCTACATCTTTTTTATCATTTGCATTATCACCAGTCAGAAATTTAATAGGAATTTGATATGCCGGTTGAAAATAAGGAAGAATTTGTTCTATAATTTGTAATGCATCATCATTCAACTTTGTCATTACACTTAATTCAATATTCATATTATATGGAACTGGAAGATATGCTTTCTTTACTTGGGTTCCATCACTAGGATTAGTTACATAGAATTGTTGTGTCTGAGTAGATTTTCTAGTAGGATCATATTGTAAACCATTGAATTCAAATGACATTCTTGGAAGAGTCATCTGAATGGGTTTATTTAAATCTGCTTGCTGCTCTAGTCTGGCAAGAAATTTTTGAGTTGGCCCATAAGCAAGAGGAACTTTGATAACACTTACTGTATTATCATTATTCGTATGCTTGATCTCCAATCCATTGAAAAGAGAACCAAAAGATATAATAACAGATCTAAAAATCTCGTTATAAAAATACTCAAACATCGTCCTATTCTAGGGGGATATAATACTATTTAACAACTTTTTAACTAAGGCATTCCAAAAGGATTGGTCTGAGTGAAATCTATAATATCATCTGCTGCTGATTCTATTACATCATTATCTGCAAATGGATCTACCAAATCATCAGTATTAACCTTCCTAATTGTATAAGTGGCTCCAGAAGATTGTCCTATAATTACTTCCCCACTACCAAATGTTCCAGCAACAATCCCAATTTCAAGTTGATTATTATCAGCATCCCATTCCTTAACACGTGCCTCAGTTCCACTATCAATTCCTTTAACAACTTCATTAAAGAGGAATGTTCCTTTGCCCATAGTGGCACCTACACCAGCAGGATTTTGAACTGTTACTATACCAACATGAGGTTGAGCAGCACTATATCCAGTGCCAGGATTGATAATATATGCTGTAGTTAGTATACCTGCTACATTAGCATGAGCGATACCATATGCATAATGAGCAGTAGGACCACTAAATGCTGTTCCAGGTTGACCAAAGGTAATAGTTGGATTAGCAGTATATCCAGCACCAGGAGTACTTGCGATACTAATAGTTTGAATAGATCCAGTAGTTGTAGCAATTCCCACAGTTGCTGCTGCTCCAACACCACCTCCACCTTGAATAGTTACAGTAGGAGCTTCTGTATATCCAGAACCTGCATTAGTAAGTAAAATAGCAGCAACTTTGCCTCCAAACAATCCATCACAATTAACAAAATCATTAGTTATAGAAGCAACACCCACCGCGGTGGTTCCACCTGCAGGAGCAGAAGAGAATCCAATAATAGGTGGCATAGTATAACTATTACCCATATTGGTTATAGTAACTCTATTAATAGCACCACTGCTTGCTATAGAAACTGATGCTGCTGCAGTAGTAGCTGTTCCTATTAAAGTAAGAGTTTGAATATAACCTAGTTGTTCTATCTCATCATCAATAGTATCAATACCAGTATCAATAGTTTCATCCTCATATCTATAGAGTTCACATCTCAATTGATAAACATAATTCTTTCTTAATTGATAAAAAGGTTGCTCATGCTCTACATACTTAATTTCAAATAACCTATCGCCTAAAGGAAAATATATAAGATCTCCTTCTTTAGGTCTAGTTGATAACTCAACATTAGGTAAATTCTTAATTAAAGGTTGAATATAAGTTTCCCATCTATCTCTTGAAATAATCAAGGTAAGATCATCTTGCTCTTGTATTCCAAATTTAGAAAGAATAGTTCCTTGACCACCATATCCCTCATAATTATCAACATATGCTTCTAATGGATATGCATCATCAAATTTTGACTCAATAACTTCTTTTATAACAGTAGCTTTGGAAACATATTTACGAGGCATATAATAGCATTCCACGCCATACATCTTCAATTGTTCATCTATAAGATTCTGAAGTAGTCCTTGTTCGCTTTTCGAACCATTAAGGAAGTATGGATTAAGTACCATAATCTTAACCTATCAAATCTAAAGGTGGAAGTTCATAAGTACTGAGCATGCTTTGCTTAATTTCATCAATTTCTCTTTGACCATCATCATAAAGTTGTCTTCCATTAAATTCAATACCACCAGGAAGTTTTACACCTTGGAATTTAATAAGATTTTGTCCCCATTGCTTCTTAAATAATGCAGTAGTATAAGGCTTTAAGAACGAATCATTCCACACTCTTGGAAAATCAGCAGGATCTACAGTCCTCCAACAATCAATGATAATAAAATCACCAGCATTAATGTCACTCCAATCAACATCCATGTACAATCTATCTTGTCTCTGATTAAATCTAATTTGCTTATGAGTATTTAAGAGGAAATTCATAGTTTCCAAATAACTCATTGTCATAGAATATGATAATAAGTCAGTCTGTCCCCAGTAATAAATATCATTCAAAAATAATTGATATTTAAAACTAAACATGTTGCTAACGTTCATTGATTGAGCGTTATCATATTGAAAGATTTTATTAATTCCTATAACTGCATTGGGAATAGGTATATAATTACTATTTTCGTACCAATTAAAATCTGTACTCCCCTTAGTGGGCATACTTTGCGTAACAGTGGTAGTTGTTATCCCTGTTTCTGATTTGCCAGATGGAGCTCCAGGAGGTCTTGCTTCTCCTCTCAAAATATCGTCATCTGTTATCTGATATTTCAAATAACACTGTTGAACCCCATCAAAATGTCTTTCATAAAAGAATTGCAGAGCATCATCAATCAAATCTTCGCACTGCTCTGAAGCAAGGTTAATGTCCAACACAGGAGCACCTAACTTCCTTAGCACGTATTCTTTAAATTCGGTTCGTGTAGTAGGTTGCGCCATTTAACACAAGTATCCTTTGATATATTTATGGTGCAGAAGAAACTCCTGATAGAACTAATACGTTTCCAGAAGCAATCCTATAAGTAGATGCTGCTGTACCAGCTCTTGTAAATGTAACAGCAGTACCTGGTAAAATCTCAGCAGAATGTGTATGAGCAGTTCCTATAGTAATAGTACTAGTGGTGACTGCAATACCTGTAACATAGATATCTGACAATGCAGACCCCACTGACATTGAATCACCAACTGCTACATCTGTTACTTTATTAACTATAAAATTAACACTTCCCACCCCTACAGTATGTCCCACAGCTACGCCAGTATTGAGGATAGTATCTGTAGCACCACCTGCTTTAACTAAAATATCATAATCATATCTACCACCTGCTAATCCATTAGTACCACTAGCATCTAATGAAATCTTAAATTCTCCTGCCGCTGCACTTGTAAATCCAACAGTAAAAGTAGCTGCTGCTATAGTTGTGGATCCTGTTCCAATGCTCTTCCTCATCTGAGAAGAACCACTATAATTAGTAAAATCAAAATTAGTTTTATCTGTATTCTTAACTTTAAAAGTTTCCTCAAAAGTTGCTCCAGTGTTAATAGTTACATTGGCACCGTAGGAAACCCCAGCGTTAGGATCAAAAATGATGTTTTTATTAGCCATTTGCCTCTAAAAAAGTTTTAAGCATAATTTTAATATCTTTTAAATCACCCTTCACATCATCCAAATCACCTTCAAGTGATTCTAATCTTTCTTGATCTGCAAAAAGTTTATTTCTATTGTGAATATACTTTTGATAATCAGAAGTGTTGGTATTCACGATAGCTCCCGTAGAAGTATCTTTATAAAAACCATCATGATCCTTGACTTTAATTAATGCCATTATGCTAATGCAAGGGCTCTAAGATTTCTCACTTTGGGAACATAAGCTTGATTGGTACTGGTTCCAATAATCTTAATCCTAAATGAATTATATGAAGGCAATCTATCTATAGTAAATTGCATTTCTCTAAACATACCTTGCGATGGAACTGGTTGAAAAGAATCAGTCCTAGCAAACGACTTATCTGACTTTCCATCACTGTTAGATTTATTAATAATCACTCCTTCTCTGTCTTGATTTAAATTACTAAATCCAGGGAAAGGAGTAAATATGACTTCATCGACTAATGTATTCTGATCCAAAGCATAGAATACTCTTAAATCATTAGAATTATTCACATAAGCATCTAAAATAACCTTTAATGAAGTGGAAGGATTCTCAAGTGCAATATTCTTACTAACATAGAAGAATCTACAAGGATCATCAGGTACACCTTTAACCTTATAATTGGTAGCAAAATTATCTATAGGAGAATTAACCCTATTTGTGATAAATTTACACGATGCTTGATCCAAATCGATCATAGGAGACAATTTTGGATTTCCAGTACTCAAACTCATATTCACAGTAAGAGATTTATATCCAGGAAGGGATCCCAAATAAGTTTCTTCATTAATTCTAGAAGCAACAATTCTTGGAGAATCAAAATAATTAGGCTGATTAATAGTAATATCTTGGAATCCCTTATCTACAAAGGAAGATTCAATTCCATCAATACTAGTACCACTTACTGTTCTGATGGCTGCAGTCACATTAGTAGCAGTTGGTGCTATCACATTAAAGCTCGGTATTACTTCCTCAAATGGGATGTTATATGTTGCTTTAGCATTAACCCCTCCACTAGATTTAGTGCTATTAAAATGAAGTGATGGCAAACTGCCTGCTGCACCTGTTCTATTCTCACCATTACTAGCCATATCAATCTTCACATAATAGGTATCCAAAGTAATAGGATCATCTACAGTTACTTCATTGAGATTATGATTTGTATTAATTCTCCTTAGAGAAATACCATCCATCTCATACTTATAAACTTGATCATCTGCTGCATGATTAGCAGCAATAGTTCCTTCTTGTGCTCTGGTAATTCCTGTTAGAGTAGCCCCAGAAACTCCTGTATATTTAATAATTTCTTCTCCAATCTTAACATAACCAGCATTGGTAGATCCAACTGCTACATTTTCAAATGCAGCAAAATTAGTAGTAGCACCTATACCAATTGCAGATGTAGTAGTATTAAGAATAGCAGCACTTAAAGTTGATGGAGAAACATCAGACCCTACACCTTTTAAAGTGACCACATTACCATCAGTATGCATGCCATGATTTCTATGGAAAATCTTCATATGAAGACCATCAGTTAAGGTTCTAATTGGTGATTGTGGAATAACAGCTCCACTCTTACCAACAGAATAATTCATGGTAGTGGTTACTCCAACACTATTTTGATGTTTTAAGTAATCAGAAGAACCTGTTGTAAATTCACCTTGAACTCCAACCAACCTCAATTCATTTGGTCCTGCAATAGAGGAAACTGAAAGTCTCATTCCAGATCCAGTTGTAGTTGCACCAATTGAAGTTACGGTTAACATATCACCAACAACATATCCTTTACCACCAACAGAGGTAACAGTAGCTGCCACTGCTATTCCATTCTTCACAGTTATATTTGCTGTAGCATCAATACCACTTCCAGTAAGGGTCTTAAGAGAAACACCTGGATAGAAACAATTACCAGCCAAAGGAGTATATCCAATACCAGTATTAGTTAATCCTAAAGTTCCAGTTGCTGATCCACCATATCCAACAAAAATTCCAGATGCAGTTGTATTCTGTTGCGTAACCTTACTACCTGCTATTAAACTAGTATCTTGCAATACAGTATTAACACCCACTCTAATGTCATTACTATATGGAATTAATCCATCACTCTTAATCCTTTCCATTTCAACATCGAGTGGAGGATTAAAGAATTGAACATTTCCATTTGAAACGAAATTAGCACGATACAGTTTAAACTTAAGATCTTCGTATTGACTTGGAGTCCAAGTAGAACCTGTTTGTGATTTAAAGAGAGATCCTAAAAGAGTTTGTGTAGAAACCAATGTCTGTCCAGATTCTCCTTGATCTAAAGTTGTTACATCAACTTCACCTAATCTAGAAATCCAAACTCTATATTCTGTTGCATTGGAAAGAATTGCCAAAGCATATTCTTTCTTTCCATTAAGATATACTGGATAATCAAACTTAATATTAGTAGGAATAGTAGCATCTTGAGAAGTGCTAATATTATTAGGATCTACCGTTACTTGAGATCCTGCTATGTATTTTGTAACCGGCATTCCCAATTCCACTTCACGCATTTGAATATAAACAGGTCCACTAATGTCAACGGACTGGAAGAATACATCCACACTACTTATAAAGACTCCTTCACTATCATCAACAGTGAAAGATTGAGCAAGAGGATCTAAGTATTCTCCAGTAGTTTCTGTAACGCTAGGCAATGTTGTTGATGCAGAAGCACTATCGCTATCACCTATAGTTCTAGTTTGTAGAAGATCAGGATTAGTCTCAGAAGTATCTACACTAACTTCTGCATTTCTAAGCGAAAGTGTAACTTCTTCACTATGATCTATATCACCTTGAGAGTAGAAAGTTTCTTCTGCAGCAGTGCTAAACAAACCAGTTATGGTACTATTAGTTTCACTACTGCTAAGCCTTAATCTATTTCTACCAGTTTCAAATGTTGGATTTTGAGTATTAGTAGCATCAGGAATTCTAAGAGAACCAATTAAAGTTCCTATCTGATCTGTCATCATACCAAGACCAGTTATTGTTGCCTGTGCTCCACTTGTCTGCCCTATAAGGGTCATTCCTGCAGCAAGATAACCACCTTGAGATGCATTTTCTTCAGCAGCCAAAGTATTAGTGTCAATATTTAAAATAGTAGAACTTTCAGAATAGGATGCAGGAAGAATATTTGTCCTATCATAAGGATTATTGACAAAAACATCACTAGGATCATCAAATGGGCCATACTTGTGATTAGCTTGTGCAGCTATGCAATTAATCTTAGGAAGAGTACTATCGTTAAAATCTTGAGCGCTGAGAGCAACGGAACTCATTGCACCTATAATTGTTTCACCCACCTGGAAAGTACCAGTAACCATTGATATTTCAACAAGCTTACTGAAGCAATGATCAGTAACATCTATCCCATCTAAGAAAGCATATATTCTAGTATATGGTTTTAAACTTCTTCCACTAAATTCAATATTACGGCTCCTCATGAAGTAAATGATTTCACGACTTACCATTCGTGATCCAAGAGATTCAGTGTCAATCTTCTCAACTACAGTATTCTGAACACCTTTTCTTTGCTGATCTAAATCAACTCCCACAGTACCATTAACAGTAATAGTGGTACTTGATGTTTCTTCTTGAACTTTGAAAGTCTCAGGGAAATTAGTATCAGCTCCCCATGCCTCAGCTCTCCAATCATCAGCAGCCAATACACCCAAATCACTAGCAGTGCCCTGACGCCAAGAAGGATTGGACTCTGTTGAGTTATTCATATCAAGACTAAAGTCAACATCAACCCCCGTGGTTTCCCATGCACCCCAAATAACAGGACTTACACCCGATCTAGATCCAGGCTCACCTTCCAGCTCTACTCTCATAGCACCAGCAAGACCATCAAGAGATCCCATCATAGTAACTTGTCTAGTATCTAATTGATTAGGATCAATCCACACATCAGCAGTGGGATTTAAAGATAAAGTACCTTGCCAAAATCTTACAAGGAAAGGAGTTACACTTTCACTCCTAGTAGCAAAGGGTTGAGTTAACCACTCGGCGTCATCATAATCCAAACAAATAACACTACATGGATCACCATCATTCTTTATATTTTTTCTAATATTGGCTCCTAGAATATTTGCAAATCTAGGATCTGAACTTATTGCAGTAGTTCCAATACCAGCAACAGCATCTGATCCAAGTTGCATTAGGAAAGATGTTGTATAGTGAGAAGGACGAAGTTCTCCTCTATACCTATCAATACTATTTCTAATACCAACACCCAAATCTTGTCCACTTAGATCATTAAATTTATCAGTAAAAAATCCATTTTTAAATCTATTCAATCCATTAGCATCTGGAACAAATTGACTAGCAACATTTTGTTCTAACCTACTTAAAGACGTATAATACTCAACATTTCTTAATCTTTGTTCCAATCTATTGATATCATTCATCTGATATCTTCTATATTCAATAAATTTTATCTTAGCCTGCTCAATACTAAAGAGATATCCAGGCAAAAATACATTAGCAATGTTTATTGCTCCTGCAATTCCCTCTGGAGGAGTAGGATTATCAGCAGGAACTCCATATCTGACAGTAAATAATCCCTCTTTATCTAAATAAATCCTATCAATTCTTGGTAAATAATAATCATAATCTAAGATGATAGATTCATCGCTAGCTATAACATTTTTAGAACTATGTTGTCCTCCATCAAAACTTCTTCCTAAAAATTCAAAAGGAGATCTTGATCCAGCACTTACACTAAAATCACTAACTCTTGGACGACAATCAACAATATCACTACACCTAACCCCATTTACACTAGGTATCTCACTTCCATACTCAAAATCACTATATGAATTAACTGTTGTTATATCTCCAGTATCCGAAGAATTATAACTACCACTTAAATACCAAGCTTTAAGTTTCTGAGAAGGAATAGGTGCATCTGCTTTTCTTAAAAGACGAGCATAATCGTAAATGCTGCTCTTTTGCCCAGATGAAAGAGTAAAGTTTTGAGTAATATTCTTACTTCCAATACTAACACTAGATACAACAGCACTTATACCAGAATCTAGGAATTTAACAACTTCATTATTTGCAAATACAGTCTGATTCATATAGATGAATTGAATAGAAGTATTAGAAAGTTTACTGATATATTTTCCCCTTGAACCACTAATAGATCCAACAACCTCTTCACCAATAATAAGATCACTACTTGTAGAGGTAGGACCATCCATAGAACCAACAGTCATGCTGGGAGGTACTGGATCATCAGTATCTTGTGATTCAAAAAGCCCATAAAGTACAGTTACATCTGGAACATTAAGAGAAATTGCGGCGTCTTGAACTCTAGTTCCATACGGATAATTGCCAAAAGTCAATCCATCATTTAAAGTTGCAGCACCTCCAGAGACATCTGTTCCTGATGCTGAATTAGTTGAATACTCAATTAAAGTAGTAGCTCCAATATTTCTAACTTTTTGTTTCGATGTAATCTTACTCTGACGTAAAGTAGCAGTAACTTTAGCTATATTATTGAATCCTGATTCAAGACCTTTAAAAGTAAGTGTTGTATTTCCAGACCCAAAATCTAAATTACCTTGTGTAAGAGAAATAATAGATCCATCAGAACGAACCATAGTATATCTTTCTTCATCAAAAGAAAGGAACACTTCATCAGTCCCAGCAGTTATAGTGCTAGAATCTCCATTTACATCGATTTGTAAATCATTAAATTGCTTTCTAATATCTAAAGTATTATCAACAAAATTTATAGATTCTATATTCTTTCTAGGAAAGATACTATAAAGTGATTCATTATTTGCAGCATTACCAGATGAAAGTTGTTCTTGCAATCTAGATTCTAAAAGAGTAAAATTGGTTACTTCAGTTGCAGTAACATTTAAAGTACCTCCATTACCATGAGGCAAATCTCCAGTACAAATACCAATAACATTAGCTACTGAAGAAATACCAATAGAATTAGTAGCAACACTCTCTACTCTCGCAAAATGCTTATCTGTTTGCCCACCAACACTAAAACTAACAAGATCTCCTGTAGTAACAATACCTGGCCATGTGAACCCCGGAGAAGTTACTGTAACACCTCCAGAAATATTACCATTGGTTTTAATCCAAGAAATAGTAGGAGCAGCTGAAATTGATGCAATACCAATAACTCTTGCTGTTGAAGTAACGAGATCCGCAGTAAAGGTATTAATTCCAGTACCAGATCCACTAGTAGTATTACCATAAACGGATTCAACATCTGAAAGGGAATATTGAGTAACTCCTATTGCTGTTCTTGCATCTGTTCCAATTCCATTGAAAGTAATTCTTTCTCCAATAACAAAATTACCCTTTCCTCCATAAACAGTTATTCCAGTCCCTACTACTACTTCAGTTCTTAAATAACCAGTAGCACCACTAGATTGACCTTCTACGAAAGAAGGAACTGGAATGGTATGCGCCTCATTAATTGAAATATCAGTATAAGTTTGAACGTCAAATAAAGATAAATCCCATCTGTTTAGATTAGGATTGGGTAAATCATAAGCACCTGATTCTAAAGCAAAATCATAAACTCTCGCAATTCCAATCTCTGTACCTGCAGCAGTAGTAGAATCAACTCCAACTCTCCTACTTCTTAAACCCAAAGTAGTACTAGTATTAAATCCAACATATGGTGATCCAGTTGTTCTATTAACTCTCCAAGTAGGACCAAAACCAAAATTAACAGCTTGATTTTCTGCTGTATTTGTAGTTCTGGGTTTGGGACAATCTAAGTAAGAATGAGTATTTTTATCAATTTCATATCCTCTAACATATGCTTTTCCTGGCGATATTTTATATACAGCCAAATCCTTACTGGGCTTACTGCCACCAGAAGTAAGCTGATCTACATTAAAAAGACCCCTATTACCAAATCCATTATTGAGACTATCTTTCATGGTAGTCACAAATTCTCTTACATAATAATGTCCGGACTCATCAAAAGTTCTTCTTGCTAATTCATCCTTCAACTGTTGGTTAAATACACCACCTTTATCCAGTTCTCTTAAAATACCATTCCGTACTTCTGCTATTTGAACAAAATTCTGATCATCAAAATCATCTAAATCTCTTTTAGCAAGATCTGCAGAAATTTTTAATCTATCTGCACCTGGCGCAGTAAAATTACTAAATCCTTGAGCATTATCATTTAAACTTCTATCACTTTCAGAAGAAACTAATTCTTCTTGAACATATAATCCTATCCTATAACTGGGAGTATTGCTATATTGATCAAGAATCATTAATTGATCAAATACATCAACAAAATATCCTCTTAAGAAATAAACTCCATTGCTTATCCCAAATGCAGAGCCAAGAGCAGAAGAATTAGATGCTAGAGTTTGAGCAACTCCTTCTCCTGCAGATATAAAAGTATTGGAAAAACTTATAGTTTCACTAACACTAAGAATTTCATTATCAAAGAATTCTTTAGTTGATGATGAATCTGTACCGGACTCTACATAATCTACGTATAGTGTATAATTACCTCTTTCAGACTCTGAGTCTGTCAAATACTTTACTACTTTAGCAGTAACTCCAGATCTTCTACCTGTAAGTGTTTTATTAATTAATTGATCCAGGTAAGTAGATACGGGCAGTCCTGTAAATTGAGGTTCAATTTGAACTGCAGAAAAACTACTCAAATAAGTTGTTTGCCCAGGAATAACCTTAGCTCCCTCCTTAAAAAAGTGATTACCTACGTTTTCGACTTGATCTTGCAGTATGGACTGAAGATTGTTTAACTCTCTTGCCTGAACTGGATAAGCAGGTTTGAATAGTACTTTATAGTAATTGCTCTGCGTATCAAAGTCATCAAAATAAGGAGCAACATTAAGATTGGTTTCCTGTGGCATGATTTTTTAGAATTGCAAGATAATTTTGACGTCTTCTTTTTGGGACGAGGACCTTGTTACTGATGGTCTATTATCAATATGAATAATATTTCCAGAATATTTTTGAACTTCTGGTTGAGCAACACCTAGAGTAAAATCTTGTCCCAGATAATAATCTCTATTATTTATTAACACTTTATTATCTGTAAAGGAAGTCTCAATAGCTAGTGTATTGCCTGTAGTTGGGACAATATTATAAGTTCCACCGGTGGAAATACCTGCAGTAAATCTATTCATTGTAAATCCATAGGTTGGATTTGTTATGGCTGCTCCAACTGTAGTAAATCCAGCAGTAGCTCTATCTTGCCATAATTTCAAAATACCTGTTATTTGCTCATAAGCAACAACTCTTCCAACAGCAGTAGATCCAACCCCAACTGTTTGAGTAACAAAACTATCAGGAGTAAAAGTAGCTTCACTATAACCAACACCAGTTAGTTTTATTGCATAAGATAAACTACCTTTATCATCAGTAAAAATACCATCTGAATTAAATAATTTGGGATTTTCTATTAGACCAACTCTAGCAAATTGGTTTCCTGTAATGAAATCTGGATTTTCTGTATCATTTTCAAATCTTGCATAAGTTAAAACATTAAATGCACCCAATTCTCTATAGATGTCTGATCCATGACCTCCTGGAGGAGGAATAATAACATCACAGTCTGGAATAGTAGTCCCTGTGGGCAATCCACCTGCTTCTAAATCTACAGTTCCAAATGAATAGTCAGAACCACCATTAGAAATAGTTACAGAATCAATTTTAGAATCAGCATTAACAACTACAGTTGCCTTAGCTCCAGCGCCATCTCCATTAATAGGAACATTTGAATAAGATCTAGCAGTTCCTAAACCAGCACCTCTACTTCTAATAGTTACAATTTTTATCTGGCCACTAGTTGCTGCATTTTGCCTAACAGCAGCATCTAGAGTATTAGTAGACCATTCACTCGGAACAGGGATATAATTAGTGGAATCAAATTTAATAGCTTGACTAGGTTTAATAGTATAAAGATATTTCCAAATATAACCATCTCCACTAGTTCCTGCTGTTCTAGGTTCTAGATCAGTAAAAGTAGGTTCATCTAAAGATGGTCCTCCTCTATGATTATTCTCTGGTTTTGCATTATTATACAAACAAATATAAACTCTATAATCAGAGTTCATCACATAATAATTAGCAGCATAGATATCAGCAACACCAGATGGTTGGGATTGATTGTCAATGGTGATATCATTCCTCCACATATCATAGGTTACTCCAGATGCCCATACATTTTTATTAACTACCTGACTTACATCGTTGGTGCCAATTTTTTTAACAGCCAACATAGTATCCCAATCTTCATTAAAAGCATTGAAACTATCATTGGGTGTTGGGGAGTTAGAATCCCAATCAGATTGATTATCTGCAGAATTAGGTAATCCAATAAACGTATAATAAGAATTAGTGCTGGTTTGTACCCCAGCAATAAAATTCTTCGCGTTTAATATACGAAGTTGATCAGTAATTATCGCTGCCATTTTTATAGGACTTTTTTCTTATTTATTACACTTTTAGGTGTAAGCTGTGTATTTAAGATCATTAAACCTCTTCACCACACTAGAGGTAGAAATTCCACTCCCCGGTGTACCAATACCAGTCATGGTATGAGCATCAAAACTCTTTGGACCCACTCTCGCTTCAGAGTTAATCTTACCCCAACTAAATTGTCCTATGAAAGGAGAAGTAGTATAAGCAATTCCAATATTATAACTATCAATATTAACAAATACTCTTCTCACATCAGTTGAGAACCCAATAGTTGATCCAGCAGTCACATTAACCATAGTTCTTGTTTCTACACTCTTAACCCTGTATACAGCATCAAGTTGAGTAGTTCCAATTCCAACTGTAGTAGTACCATCCCCAGATTCTGTTGCGAAAGTACTCCCAATAGATGCATTAGTGTCAAAAGCTACAAAGTAATCATCTGTACCCAATCCACTTACTGTCACAGCAGTAGAAACAATATTAGTATCTCTTAAATAAGAACCTTGAGGAATAAAGAGGTCAAAATAGAATTGTTGCTGTGATCCAGAAGTTGTAGTTCCAACTCCAACGATTACACCAGAATCACCTTCATAAGAATCTACATTAATCTTTTCTCTCTCTATAATAGGAGGTTGAATAAGAACAGCAGGAGGATTGGTAGAAGTATAAGCGAACCCAGTATCTGTTCCGCCATAAGAAATAATAACAGAAGTTACAGTTCCAGCACTACTTATATTTGCTGTTGCTAACCCTACTCCAGTACTACCACCACCCCCAACGGGATTGGAAATAGTAACAATAGGTGCAGCAGTATATCCAATACCACCACTACTAATGACAATAGAGGAAATTGTTCCACCAACAGAAACAAGTGCAGTAGCTGCAGCGCCAGTTAATGTATTTTGATCATTTATTTCAATAATATCTTGCCAGGTACTTCTTTGGTTATCATTTTCAATTTCATTCTTAGGATTAAAAGAAGGTATTAAATCATTAACATAGAATGCTGTAGTTCCTAAACCTACAGAATTAATAAGATAAGATACTGGACTAATTAAAGGTTCATAATGAATTCTATCTTTTCCAATTTTGGTATTGTCTGACATAATATCAACTGTCTGTTTGCACCATGTAACTGGTCTACCAACAGTAATATCTGTAGTAATTCCAACACCATTATATAAATTAGTTTCAACTGTATCAATAGTGTTGATTCCAGTAATGATTCTAGGATCTTGATCCAGAATTACGGTTTGGCCCTTTAATGGACTATATCCAATATCTAATGTGTCACCCTTCTTCACAGTATCTAATACATCCTTGAAAACAACATCAACATTTCCAGCGCCTTTATAGAAGAGAATCTTAGAACTATCTCCAACTGCTACATTTCCATTTTCCAAATATGCACCCCTAGGAGATTCTGAGAAAGTAATTACACTTCCTCCCTCAAATTCATATCCAACTCCAGGTTCTTGAAGAACATCATTAATAAAGACTAGTAAAGTATCTTCTACATCAATAGCAGATCCTTTAGAAGCCTGAATAGAAACAGTTTCTCCATTAACTGAAAGTCTAAATGCCTTTGTGGTTCCATCGAATTGAGAATCTAATTTATCCAACACTTGTAGTTGTCCAAGTGACCAACCATTAAAACTATCTGTAAAGATATTTTCAATAGTTAATGCAAATTCTGCAAATACATTAGTAGTAGTATCTGTAGGAATACCAGTGGTTCCTCCTACAGGAAGTGTTAAAATTTCCCCATTACCATAACCATATCCAAAATCTCTTATAGTGAAATCAACAACACTAGATCCTTGTCCTACTACAATATCAACTGTAGCACTCTTACCTACCCCAGATTGAGATTCTGCACTATATTGAAGCATAATATTGTCATAACTTAAAGGTTCATCAATAACTATCTCAACTGGTTGAGAAACAGTTCCACCTCTAGCATAATGATGATCTCTGGTAGATATACCTGTATTAACTTCAAACTGAGTATCGCTAATAATTCTATTGATTGGAGTGCCATTAAAGGCAGGATCTACACCTGTAGCAATTCCTGTTCCAGCACTACTGGTTCCTTGTCTAGGAGCAATAATAGCAGGTTGAACTATTCCCCCAGTCTTATAGAAAGTTGGTACAGTTGAAGTTCCCACATTAACTTCAAATTCTCTAGTAGTATTAACATTAATAACCTTCATTCCATTGAAGAAAGGATCTCCTCTTCTTGGATACTTGTGATCTGTAGCATATCCATCTCTAGAACAGTCAAATGTCAATGATTCTTCAGCAATCTTAACACTAGTTCCTGTCTTCAATGTATGAGCACCAATAGTCAAAGCCATTACACCAGTAGATGCATTATAAGTGGCAGTAGTAATGCTGTGATTAACAATAGTAGAAACTCCAACATTAAATCCAATTGTATCTGTAGTTACACTAGTAATTGCTGTAAATATGCCTGCAATAGAATCACTTGTTCTGGGATAAGTATGCTCAGTTCTATAAGCATCCATAGCACAAGTAAGTGTCAAAGAATTAAGATCAATCTTAACACTATTGGAAGTTGTAAGACCATGACTTGGCATAGTCATAGTTACTATTCCAATTGATGGAGTATAAGCAACATGCTGAGGCGTAAATGTAGCACCCGAATCTGCTAATACCGAATGAGACTTAGCTCTTACAAACTTATGCCCATAATTACCACCGCTTTGAATAGCATTTGTTGCGGTCCCACCTTTCCAAGTATGAGTATATTGCTGACCAGCATTAGCAAATCCAACATTCAGAGTAATAGTGGTAGCAGTAGTAGATGCAATTGAAACAGCAGTATCATAGAATGGATCTTTTGCTCTAGGATAGAAATGAGTACTCACTCCAGAATCAATAGCACAAGTGAATCCCAATCCAGTTAGAATAACAAAATCTTTAGTCTTGCTGGCATTTAATCCATGAACAGTTGAAGTAGTAACTGTCATCACACCACTAGTATTGGTGTAAGTTGCAATGCCCACAGATACTGAGGGGGCATATTCACAAGTAAAGGCAATACCAGACAATAGAATCTGATCACCAGCATCCAATCCATGCTTCCAATTAGTAGTTACAGTAGTCATTCCTGTAACAGAACTATATGCCACACCAGATATAGATCTTGGAATATAGAATTTTGGATCACTAGTAATAGCAACTGCAGTAATATGACCTTCACTGATGGTGGCTGTTCCAATTGGAACTGCGGATGCAATACCGGTATTATAAGTCTGAACACCAACAACTACTGTACCTTGAACACCTGACCTATAACCAGATCCACTATTACCAATACTTACACTAGTAATAGTTCCTGCAGATCCAACGACAGCAGTTGCTGCTGCTCCCACTAAAGGTTGATAAGCGAATCCAGAAGTAGCTGCTACTGAAACAATCATCCCACCTCTTGGGAATTCAGCTCTACTGGGATCATATCCATATTCTCTAATATCTCCACTAAAGGTGATAGTAGAAACACCAGGATCTGCTTCATTAATAGTATAATTATTAGGTAAATTATCTTGCTCTCCTTCTGGAAGTTGGAATACTCCATTAATCAAAATAACTGCATTATTTGTTGAGAATCCAGTGGTATTTGAACCATCAGCCTTTAGAATAAAGTCACTCTTAATTCCTGTAAATTGATTAGAAATATCATCAAAGACATAATTGCTAGCATATGTTTCTTCATTAGTTCCTTCAGCAGCTCTTCTCATAAAAGTTCTACCTTGGAAAGTAGAATTAGTGGTAATTCCTACCCAATCCCTATCATCTGGTTGAGCAGTAGAAGTGCTTAAAGGAACTTGACCATGAGGAGGTTCTGAGAAATTGAGGGTATTATCAACAATCTGATAATTGCCAGCCATCTTAGTGATAAGTGCTCCAGAAGTATGGATAGCAATAGCACTTCCCATCTTACCTCTTTCAACTTCTATTCTGAAAGTTGCGCCCACACCGATACTTTCAATAAGCATATATTCCTCATCCATCTTAATGATGTCTTGAGAAGCAATAGAAGTAATTCCTGTAGTAAGGAACTTATCTTGGAAAACAATATTTTCTCCCAAAGTTGTAGTAACAGCAGTAGCTACCAGAGGAGATTGAATCATGTTATCAATGCATAATAATGCCTTTGTATTCTGTTTCTTGGAGGTAATAGTATGAGATTCACCAACACCAACAGATCTAAGTTCAAAAGTAGTAGGATTAGATGCTAAAGCATCTTCTGCACTACCTGAAAATCTTAATTTCCCATCATCAACTTTAACCACATATAAATCACCAGGCAACTTATCAGTTGTTCCAATTCCAGCAACTACAGTTTCATCGATTCCAATGGACATAGTTGTGCCCGTTCCAGGCCAACCATATTGAACATTTTCCCCACTAACCCAATAATGGTCTGCAATTCTTATATAATTTTCTGTTGTATCTGCAATTCCAGCATCACTTCCATCAAATATCCTCTTAAAGATTGCATTTCCATCATGATTAAGAGCAAACTGAGTTTGAAGATTTAATTTAGTTCCACTATAAGATCCATAGTTGGAATGAATAACAATATTATCTGCAGGCATTGCTGAATCATTGCTATTATCATTATAAACCTGCATATCAGCACCAAATGCTCTCACCTGAACAGCAGTAGAAGTATTAGGAGTATAAGTGATATTAAGCGCAGTACTTCCAGAAGCAGAAATTCCAATTTTACCTATACTTCCCCCAGTTCCCACATTGCCATATTCTACAAGTACTGCTTCTTGATCAGTTCCTTGTTTAATGCATCCTATTTCTAATAATTCATAAAGATCATTAGTAGTATCCTTCACAGAAACAACATAATATCCGGCATCATAAGGAGTATCAAAAGTAGCAACTGTAGTTGCTGCTAAAATGGTTGTTGCTGCTATAGCAACATAATCTGAACTTAATCTAGAAGCAGTAAGAGAATAAGTACCAATTCCAGTTGCTGTATCTGCAATAGCAACAATAGATGCATTACATGTTACTTGTGAATCATAAGATGAGATGAAATCTAATTTGAGATTTGATGCATCCAAATAAGCATTAAATGTTCCAAATCCAGTAAAGACTGTGCTATCTACATTATCAATATTTCCATATTCCTGTAAGAATACAACTGAATCATCATGAATCATATTGAATTCTTGTGCAGTATAATTATTACTGCTATCCTGAACCATTGCTAAGACTTTTGCAGCCCTATAAGTGTTAGATATAGAAACAAGGGTGCCTGTAACACCAGCAGCAACTGTTGATACTCCACTATTAATATTAACAACATCGCCCAATTGAGCAGTAGTAGTAACTCCACTATAATTGTTTAGAATACTGAAATTGAGAGTAGACATATCATAAGTTCTAGTCTCATAATTATTGGGATAGAAAGTTAAATCCCAACCAGTAGAGGTGTTGAGATAACTGTAATATCCCAGATCATCAACAGACTCAATAGTTGCGTATTGGGCAACATAACCTAATGCTTCATTTTGAACAACACCTACAACTGCAAATTGTCGTTCATCAGTATAACTTCTATCCTTCACATAAGTTATTATCTTACTATAAGTATAGTTTGAATTACCTGCTCCTACTTTTCCATACTTACTAGTTCCTTCATTACTATTAAAGGAGGAACTAAAATCATCTATAGTAAGAACTCTATTTCCAACAGATTCATAATAATCACTTATAATTCTATTTTCAAATCTAATATCAGTAGAGAAAAAAGATCCATTTATATAAACAGTACCTTCACTAACATAGTCAAAATTATATTCACAATTTAAAGAACCTTCACTAATAACATCAACCACAACCTCAATATTACTGTCATCAGCTCCTGCAACTAGTTGAAATGGATTTTCTTGTTCGCTTATAACTTGTAAATCAGCAAATTTTTCAAACCCAGATGTATGATTAAGAATACTTACAGGATCATCCCAAGTTTCGAAAGGAACTTTAGAACTAAGTGAATAAGAGAAGTTTTGATAATATTGATTATCAGGCAACTTCTGCATACTATTATTCAAGAATCCAGTAATCTTTTGCCATCCATCGATTATAGTTGCACCAGCTCCAGTTTTAATAGTAGAATTGAAATTAATTTTATTTCCAATTAGTCCTTGAGTATTGGAACTTAATCCTTTAACTGTCTCACCAACACTATATTCTTTGCTAACTGAAACTTTTAAAAACTCAGTTTTGTTATTCCAAGACTCTACAACACCAATAGTTTCACCATTAGTTACATTTTCCCCAATTGCAAAATTATTTTTCTTCAAGACTGGATTAAAGATTGGGAATTGATTCTTAGATATTACTCTAGCATAAGAAGTCTGTGATAAGACTGCTCCAGGAACCTCTCCAGACCCTAGATGATCTTCTAGACTATATTCCACCCAAGCACCACTTCCACCCAACTGAGAGTCAACTGCAGTGACGTCAAAAAGAACGTAATTATAACCAGCAGAGTCATAACCCTTTCCAAGTGTAGCCACCCCAACATTAACATTTTCAACTAAAATAGGCTCACCTACTTTATAATGAAAATCTTCAGCATCACTAAATGAAGCATTAAGATACAGTCTTACTGTCTTAGTAGCATCAGTATAAGAAAGTGAAGTAATTCCAACTCCATTAGAATTATTAATGGGTAAGATGGTAGGAGGGGTATTATAGATTCCTGTGGGGTTATATAAAATATTAACTTGATTATCACCTAATTCATATTCTATATCCGCCTCAGTAAGGACTTCTTTAGTATATCCATCAATAACAATCAAATCTGGTGCTACTAGATAATCTTTACCTGCAGAAGTAACACCAATACTCTTAAAGGAAGATAATGGTTCTACCTTTAAAATTTCTGGAAGATTTGCAACTCCTCTTAAAGTTTGATCAGAAGGATATGCCCATCCAATTCCATTAGCATCCCATTCAGTTGCCAAGATAGATCCTACATTCTTACTTTCTGCTTCTAAAAGAGCTCCTGCACCTAAAGTACTAGTGATACTAGCAATTCCTGGTAAATTTTTATAAGAAAATCCAGTATTAGTAACTTTTACTTTCTTAATAGTCCCATTAGCTGTAAGAGAAGTAGTCTCATAGGTTGGAGAAGAATCAGTAGAACCATATCCTGATTTGAGAGGAGGTCTCTTAAGATTATAGGTAAATGTAGTAGTTCCAACTCCTACAACATTCTGTTGTCCATCATAGAGAGTCTTTACTGCATTAATTTTAGTATAACCATAGGATTCCCTATCAATGATCATTTCACTTTTGATATTGGGAATAATATCGGGATTCTGTAAAGAGAATTTATACCATAGATTATCAGGAACATTATCTTTAAATTCTAAAGTCAAATTAGCAGTAGTGGTTATTCCCGGATTTCCACTCTTGGTAACTTCAAATGCTGATGTAGATTTAGAAGTCCAGAATTGACTACTATACCTACTATCACTATAAAGATTTAAATCAAAAGCAGAATATGTAACACTATTTTGAATAAAAGCTAAAGTTGAATGTGATAAATCAAATTTTAAAGTTTGATTTTTACTAATTTCAATTAAAGGATTAATTCTACATATAATTCCAGCAGATTCTCCAGATATATTAATAGGAACTCCATTGGTTACATCGATTTCTAAATTAGCTAATTTAATTTTATCTGGAGAATCTACTATAACAAAATACATTCCCTCATGCTGAAGGTTAGTCATAGGAGAGTCTGACTTATAGATTACCTTATCCCCAGTATTAAATCCATGATCACTTAGAGTAATAGTATTTTGAGCAACATCTACATCTCCAGTAGAAAAACTTGTGGGGTCAAATACCATTCTTCTATTATAATCATCATATCTAACATCTATTGTTTTAGTATTTTTGGGATTTAAATCTATAAAGACAGTATCTCCTTTAGACAATCCATGAGCAGTAGATACGGCAACAGTAACAGTGCTAATACTTACTTGAGCAGTTAAGACATCATCAAAAGAAGTCTTCAGACTATGATAATTGCCTGTTCCTACTGATGTGAAGTATAACAATCCAAGATCTGTACCAATACCAGCATATCCACCACCAGTAGATGCTAATCCAACAGGATTAGTAGCCAATCCAATAGTATCCCTAGTAAGAGGAGCAACATAAAGAGTTGCATGATCTGTTAAAGGTGCATAATGAGGACCGGGAGTAGTAGTTGTAATTCCATTCCAAGCAGAAATAGCAGTTGCAACATCTCCATTATTCAATTTATTAACATTATAAGTAACTTTATCATTGAGTTTTAATCTATGATCTGGGAGACGGAGAGATCGTGGCTCAAGGAATATAGAAGCAACTCCAACTCCTGGATTTCCAAAAACAATGGTGGTTCCAGCTCCAGTAGGAGTAACTGTTCCTAGTCCAACCGTTTCGGGAGGATAGAAATAGAATTCCTCATTTACATTGAAAGATTTAGTAGTTTTAGAAAGTCCTACATCAATCCTAAACTTCCTAGGAATTTCAAATAATGCTCTACTGCTAGTATAAGCAATTCCAGAAGTTTTTGTCCCCTCAACTTCTCTAAGAACTCTAATTCTTTCACTCTTTTTATCAATATTTAAAACCTTAACCTTTTCAGTTCCTATTCCTAGAATATCATTAGGTCTAATATGTGGATAATGTAAATTACCTCCAACATAGAAATAAGTAACTATACCAGTAGTGGATGTATCACCTATCCCCAAATTCAATATAAAATTATCAGATCTTACTCCAACCTCAAATTCCCCACTACTTACTGGATAATGAGTAGAAAGGCCTGTAATGTTTACTGCATCTTCATCACTGAGGGGGTGTGGGGTAGTACAAAAACCAATTAATTGATCAAAACTATTACTACCAAACTCCACATCAGTAATCTCTGACGTATTAGTAGTAACAGTTATAATTTTCTTTCCACCAATTTTCTCAACTTTTGCTCTTGCTCCACTTCCAGCAGTTCCACCATTATCAAAGAAAATTTTATCTTTAACTTGATAATTATCTCCACCACTAATAATTTTTACTGATTCTACATTTCCAACAGTTGCTGCTTCAACATTAAGAGTTTGTTGTTTTAAACTATTAGAATTAAAAATATAATCATATCCACTCTTAGATGCATCTAGATTATAAGGAGATGTATTCCTTAACCAAGTATGGCTTACTATATCATATTCTTGTTGATTAGAAGAATTTGTGAAATTAAAATCAATAGGTTCAGAATGATAACTTTGTCCAATTAAATAGGGGAAAACAGGAGGTCTAGATTTAGCAAATGGTAAAATTCCACTATTAACAGCATCAATAGTAGCAAAATATGCATAAACACCATTAGGATAATCAGGAGTTACACAAAATCTTCCATTATGGACGTCCAAATGTCCTTCATCCTCGAAACTATAATCTTCTGTGAAAAATCCTTCCTTGTATAATCCTACATCAGGTCTATTGGTGGGATTAACTTGTAATTGATACCCAGATTGCATTCTGGTAATAGAACCACCACTAGGAGTGGCATAACCATAAGGACCATAAATGGGATTTCCATCATATGCCCATCCAATAATGGGAGAATGATATTTACTATCTTCTTCTTCTCCAGTAACAACATCTCTTCTTAAATCTGGATTTCCATATAAAATTTTTCCTTCAGTTATTCCGTATGTATTTTCTCTCAAATAACGAGGAACATATATGTATCCATACTGCAAAGAAGTATTTGAAATATTATTACTTAAGAATGTATCATCCGCTGAAATATTATTAAAATCTCTTTCAAAAGCATTAATATTCCATCTTCTAATATCTACATCAGTAACGGCATTTTTACCTGCTGCTTCAACTTTAATAGAAGATTTACCCTCTTCATATCCTATACCACTGTTAATTATCTTAATTTCTATAAGTTGCCCATTATTAATAATAGGAGTTAATCTAGCAAAAGATCCCACCCCACTAAGTACAAGATTTGGAGGTGAATTATACTGACTACCGTTAGAAGTAATAACTATATCAACAATTTTACCATTACTAATAACCGGACTTACTAAAGCACCATTTCCACTATAGAAATCAATTTCTGGTTGTCTATCCAAATTAAAAATTTCAGAAGAACCATATCCAGTTCCATTATTAGTTAAATCAATAGAGTTAATTTGGCCTCTAAATCTTGGCTGAATCTTAGCTCTAAAATCTTGGCCTGTTAAAGTAGCAATACCAATATTGCCATCAATAGTAACAGTAATAGGTTTATAATTAAAAGATCCTGTTCCAGTAGAACCTAAAGAAACGTAGATTTTATTATTTAAATAATAATTTGTTGTACTACCACTTCCTACTAAACATAGTCTAAAATTATCATCATCTAACTTAGAAACATAATAATCAGTAGTAGTAGAAAGTCCAGATAACGTATTAGACCCTCCTTCATAACTATATCTGATAGTTTCCCCAGTTTCATATCCGTGATTAGTGATCTTAATTAAATTACTAGCAGTATTAATTCCACTAACAACAATCTCTCTCTTCTTATTTTGATATCCAGAACCAGAATCAGTTACAACTATATTGGTTACTATATTCTTTTTATTTGCAGATTGAATATTTTGTATGCCTGTTCCATAATTTGTAAATTCTATAGTATTAACGCCCACAACAGCGTCGCTATAACTACCATGAAGTTTAATCTTAGAATCATTAACAACTTGTACAAAATAAGCAGAATTAGTAACTAGACCTACAAGAGCGTCCCCCCCATTTGTCTTATAAATGATTTTTTCAGAAGGAGCAAACTTATGATAAGTGGAGAAACCTATAGATGCAGAAGTAGTACCAATACCAGATAATCCACCATCTGTAGAAACCGCTATATTACCACCTGCTCTTTCTGCATTAAAAGAAACTGTATGAACAATATCAGTTATAATAGCTTCTGCAGAAGCAGTCTGTATAGGATTTCCTCCGCTAATAGTAACTATAGGAGCATCAATATAATCAAATCCTTTATCTACTACTTTGATCTCTTCTAAACTACCTTCAACTGCAGATATTCCAGTAAGACCAGTTCCAACAACATCAGAAACATGGAAAAGAGGAGGATTAATTATATCATATCCACTTCCACCATCTATAATATCCACATTTTTTACATCACCATAAATTATTTGATCTCCAGATTTATAATTAATGATTTCTACGCCATTAAGTAAAATTCCGGTATGTCCAGTATAAGTCTCATAAGAATCATCCTTTTTAAGAGGATCAATAACTTTTCTATAAAGACTTTGAGGAGATATTGATTTTTGATAATAAGGATAATAGATAAATTTATTATTAACTACGTCCCCAGAAGGAGTAATATACTTTTGTTCATATAGATCTGATCTGCTTCTAGAAAGCTTAATACTAGTAGCATCTACTCTATAAACATAGTAGACCCCTTGATCCATATTATCAAACTTACTGATGGAAGTAGAAGTAAGAGTTCTCTGATAAATGAGAGTAGTAGTTACAATATTTCCTGCCTCATAATAAACACCATTACCAGTATAGAATCCATGGTCATCAGTTCCATCAAAAGTGATGATTTCTCCATTAGCTCTTCCTGAGAAAGATTTTATTTTATCATAAACGTTTAAATCTACATCTTCACCCCAACTAGGAATAGAATTAGATGCTACTAAAACTTCTCCATCAAATTTGGAGTATGTATTTTGAACATTAGCAATAGACTGATTAATTAAAGTATGATTTTCTTGATTACCCTTTAATAGTTTATTCTCTACTCTATAGTTGCCATTAAGATCAATACCGCTAGCCAAAACAGCTTCAAATCCTATTCCGGAGGTTTTCTTAATAACCCTTCCACCAGTAAGAGAATCAAATGCGTCAGTTACAGTAATATCATATCCTGGTCTTAAAATGTTTTCATCATGAGTACTAAAAAGATACTTATTCTCAGTAGCATCAATTAGAGAAACCTTATTAATATCCCACTCGGTTTTAACGTTAAAATTCCAATTATCAGATCTAATTACATCAGATTCTATTCCCAAAGATTGGAGTTTAATAGTATCATTTACATTATACAAATATGTTGGTTCATCTAATTGAAGATCTTTAAGAGTAGTAGTAAATCTAACTTTAATTTGAGTAGATGTAGTAATGCCAACATAAGCATATGAATAGTCATCTAAATGTATATCTTCTTTTCTCTCAATTCTTTTAGTTAAAGTAACTCCAGCACCTGTTAGAACGTCGAAAAATTGATTAGAACTTTTACTTCCATACTTTAATTTAAGTTGCTTTCCATCTTCATCAAGAGTATCTAATTCTCCAGAAGGAGGAAATCCAATAGTGGAATCAACATCTAAAACTGTAGTTCCAGATCCAACAGTAGTTAAAAGTTGAGTTTTTGGATTAGGTTTAAACTTTCCAAAAATAGTTCCACTACTTAAGTCAATATCTCTTTGATATCCAGCATCAATACTAATTTGATAATATTCTCCGTCTCCATAAAGCAAATTCTGAACATTAGTTACTGTTCCTCTAGATTGAGTGCTATCTTGGAAAAGAGTTAAATTCTTAAGATCTTCAGGATCGCCACTTATTTTTTCAACAACATAATCTTGAGTAACCACATAATCAGTATCTGAAGGACGGAATAAAAATTCACTAGGTTTGAGAACTTTTACTTCATCTCCATACAATGCTCTGAAAAGTATTTTAAATCCTTCATCAGTTCCTTTGGCATCATAAAAACTACTAGCACCAAAAAGAAAATTTCTTTCATTGAGATCACCACTCAATTCCCTTTCAGAAAATCCAGGAACAACCTGACGCTTAAGTTTTCTGAAAAATTCCTTAAGGAATAGAATATTTAAATTCTGTATCTCACTCCCCTTCTCATGCTTCTCAGTAACAGTTTCTTTAAATACTAACTTATCTGGGGTATCACTCCCAATGTAGGTTGTAATGCCACTGAACCCCCTTATACAGTTCTCAAAAGAGGTTGTAGTCTTATTACCATAGAATATGATCTCATTATCAATTTTTATAATACCATTCTTTTCTGGAAATCCTTGCGTAAAATTAGTAGAAGCGTCTGTACTTACAGTGGTATCTACAAATGAAACATCATCACCCAATAGAGTAGAATCTTTAAGATTATATAATTCATCAACTTTTACATATTGATCCATATTTTGCAATAGATCATATGTTCCACCATCTATCTCTTGAGACAAATAATATTGCTGTAAAAATTCCCCAAGAAGAGGAAAATCTTCCTGAACATACGTTGGGAGTTGGCCAGTAACTAGGTCTTGGAATTGGATTCTATCTATTGCCATTTACTTTAAGATTATATTTTTATGAAGAGTAAATAGGGTTTCCACGAATTAAATTATTTACATAACTAGATTTAACAAGATAATTACTACCAGAATTATCATTTCCAGAAGAAATTCTGTCATCCACCATAGAAACTACCACGTTATTCATATCTAGTTGTAAATAAAGGTCCTGTAATCCAATCACATCATTGGAATAAGGAGTGGCAGAAATTTCAAGTAAAGATGATTTACGATTCATTTCAGTTTGTATAAATTTAACAGGATTAAGTTTAACTTCTCCTTTAATGTAATCAATTGTACCAACTGATTTTTTAACCACTACAACCTCTGTGGGGGAATTTAATTTAAAGAAAAGCAGTGATCCTGTTTTTAAATCTGAATTTGGAATATCTCCCAAATAAAGAGTACTACTTAATCCACTCACTTTAAACCCAGAAGACCTAATATTATATCCAATAACTTCATTATCCATCACTGGAGGTTTCCCGGGGTTTCTAATATAGAATCTATTACCAAAGCAAATTTCATATTCACCAAATTGACCTAAGGCAGCTTCCAGATCTCTTCTCATAGCCACTGTTGTGATATTAGAAGTTACTGCTTCACTACTGTCATCAATGACTTTTTGGAATTTACTATACTTAAATCTCCCACCAAATTTATTTAACTGAGAAGAATTTGAGTAAGTTAGAATATTTGATAATACTGTTGATTTTACATTCTCAGGACCTGAAGATAGATTGGTATTATAATAAACATTAGAATTAGATTCTAACCACAAATACTTCAAATCAACAATTTCGGGGATAATTCCAGCAACAGAGTACCTTCTTAAGTCATTTGCAATGCTTCTTTTAATGGAACTAGACAAATGAGTGCCATTATGTGGTTTAACGCTGATAAAAACTCTTCCATATGCTGGTGGATTTAAAGTTTCACCACCATAAGCAGAAACAGATTCTGTTTCTGGGTAAATTTGGGGTATAATTGCTTCATAATCTGAAGCAGTTACTGCTCTATTCTTAGCAGAATAGATTTGAGTAGAATATTTTTTAACCGATTCTACACTTTCAATGGAAGATCCTCCATAAGAGGCAATTTCTGTATTAATAACTGAAATTCCAGTGGTAACAGCTGCCCCATTTTGGTCTAATAACTGACCAGCAAAGGAAAATTGTGAAATATTATTACCTAATTCACCACTATTAACCACATAAGTTGTTTCGATATAAGATAAAGCGGATTCACTCAACTCCATTCCAAAAATTCCATCTCCGAAGAGTAATTCATACCTCTCATCTTCTACTTCTTGAAGAAAATATATGGGAGTTTGAGAATCTATCTTATATAAACTGTTAAATTGTCTAAAAACTCTTGAAACAGTGGAACTTTCGTCTCTTTTTACTATAACTTTAAGTAAACTGGTGTCAATTCCAGTGTTAGTGAGGATAAATCGCTGATTAGGAGTCCTAGAACTGACTGCAAATGACTGTTTAACAAAAGTTCCTTCATAAATTGGAACATTTTGGAAAGATGCAATGCCTCCAGGACTTACAGTTGCCTTAGTTTCCTCTAAAACGGAAAAAACATAAGATTGATTTCCAAAAAGAAGACTAGATGTTGCAATAATTCCTGGTTGTAGAGTTATTGTTGATATATTCTTCGTAGCAACATTAACTTCAAAAGAAATTGTTGCTGTTGCTGCTTTTCTTGACCTAGGTACATACCCTATATTCCTTGCCAGAGAGACTACATTCTCTCTTAGGGTAGCACTGTCAATAAACACCTCATTACTCACCATATTAGCATTATATGAGGAGATATATGTATTATATGCTAATGTGTCTATAATTGTAGATAGGTTTGATCCCTCAAAATCATAATCAGTAAAATTGCTGTTCGCTTTCAAATAGTCTCGTATAGAGACCTTAATTTGATCAAAATCGATATTGCTAAAATTTACTAAAGGCATTTACCTAGTGGGTTCTAATGCGAATGTGAGCTCTTGTAACTGAACATCAATACCAACAATGTAGTATTGAATTATAACATCAAATTGATTTTTATCAGATTGAGCATTTACTATAACTTCATTTAACCTAACTCTAGGTTCAAAGTTTTCTATAGTGTTTACAATTTCAGATTTGATGGTAACAGCAGTCAATTTATCCAGTTTTTCAAAAAGTAAATTCGTCACTTGTGATCCTAAAACAGGATTAAAAGGACGATCACCTGGAACTGTCATAATAAGATTACGAAGGGATCTTGCAATAGCATAAGAATTATTTAAAGATATTAGATCTCTATTCAGAGGATTAATCTGAAAAGTAGCGCTAATATCCTTAAATGATTGACTTACCCTTTGTACAGGCACTTTCTTACTACAAGATTTCTATCTTATTTAGTCACTAAAATTCATTTAATGTAATAGGATCATTTTTAGGATCCTGCTCACCTTCTTCATCTATAAAATAGAGGTCGTTGTGTTCCGAAACTTTACTTTGTTTAGGTGTAGCACTATCATTAGAAATTTCTCTTAGAAATTCACTCTTAGTTATTCTGTCCATTTTTATTCGTCGTAAACTCTACATTCGAATGCATCAGGATGATTCTCACAATACACCTCTAATTTTGAATCTTGGTGTCGTGTATGATAATCATTGATTTTACCACTATTGGGATCAATTTCATCATTTTTATGGTACTCATCATAATAAGCATGAGAAGTTTTTAAATCTTCCTTAGAATACTCAAGTACCCCACCATTAATATGTTCCTTATTATCTTTAGGGTCAAGATAAACTTCATGATCCAAATCGTGTTCAGTTGCGTTAGTCATCGCTTTTAACATCCAACGTTACTATTTACTATAGAGCGACGCAAGGGTTTCCGCTATTTTTTAGGAAACCATAAAAAAAAACCCCACAGAGGGGGTCAGGAATTTTCTGTATTAAATGCAACCCCTTCACAATCAGGTTTAGAACAATAATAACGACCTTCACCTTTATTAGGCGTTAAGTACTCACAATCAACAGTCCATTCATCCATTGCTTCCCGAACTATCTTTTTTATTTCTCTACGAAACCATGCTGGTAATCTAATAGCCATTATTTACCTTGACCTCTATATACTTTCTTAGCATTATTTCTACTAGTCGCAGTATATTTTGTATGTTTCCCATGACCCTGACGGGTCTTCTTAGGGATGGAATCAATATAATCTGAACCACCTAGTAGTCCTTTTCTAATTCTTACCATTAATGTCACCTCTCATATAGGTAGTTACTAATTTTCTTTTAACTGATTCTGGGGTAGCACTAACTCTAAAATCTACCCCATCTCTTTCGGAAAGATGCGTAAGCGTCATAGCAGTAAGATCCCATAATGAATCGTTATCTCTTACTGCTAAGCAATACTCAAAAAACTTATTCTCTAAACTTCTAAGAAGTTTCATCTCAAATTACCCTTTGCTTTTCATGTCCTACTCTAATCCTAGGATCGCACCAAATTTTAAATTCAGCATCGATAGCATCGAGACAGAAACTAACGTCTTCGCCGCACATATCTTGTACTGCGCCAGATTCAAATACTTGCATCTTAGGCGCAAACCAAGGATACTTCATTTCTGGATGTTCAAATACGCCCTTCTTAATCATTACCCAACCAAAACCAGTATAATCGACAGTGAAAGGTTTATTCCGCTTAGAGATACCATCGACCATTTCATGGTTCATTACGCCGCCATTGTTTCTGAAATCGTCTTCATCTAACCAATGTGCAACGGACGTAGTTCGTCCATCTTCAGTAGAATACCAACCAGCAGTAATTGCACGATCCATTAATACCTCGTCATTCGTAGTTCCATCCTCATTAACTGATTCTTCAGGAACTGCCAAATCGCATAGTTGCCAAAACTTCTCAGAGGTAAACACAATATCACTATCAATCCATAGTTGATAATCGTACTTAAGTTTACCATCCCATGGAATCTGATCTGGTCCACGTAATACGTTAGCACCTAGACACTTACAACGTGCAAAGTTAACCATAGAGGAGTAATCCTGACTAATCTGGATACTCATCTGGTTCTGTACCATATCAAAACACAGTTGTACGAAGTTCTTTAGAAAGACATATGATACGCCTCGTCCAGGTAGACAGAATACAATAGTCTTACCTCGCATTCGTGCTTTAATAGCATCAATATCCCATTGTGGTTTATCTGGTTGAGATTTGTGCGACGTAGGGTTCTTTGCTTTTACCGTAAATCCTTTAGCCATGAAATAATACTCTCCATTTCATCATTATTTTAACAGTTTATTTAGTAATTGTCAATATGAATTCTCTTCTTTATCGGTGGGGGTTTCTTCTACTTCAACGTATTGTAAATCGTCAGTTTGATAATCAGTTTTAAGTATACCAACCATTATATTCAACATTTCCCATTTCTCCTCGAAATCTTCCACATTTAAATTATGATATAGACATCGCTCCTTTGCATAGATGTGATAAACCTTCTCGTGCGTAGCAATTTTTTCTGAGGATTTTTTTATCATGCGTCCTTAATTCTTGATGTATATATCCAAAGCAAAATCCCTCCCAATATTAATCCTAATATCAACCAATGGATATAAGGCAAAATATTAAAAAGGATAAGACATAAGGTCCCGACCATAATAAAGAATGGAAATCTAACGATGTTCCAAAGAAGTTCAAAAGGTTTAAACACTAGCGTTATACCTGGGG